TCCCGTCACGATCACGACGGCAGCCGATGGTTCGGCGACCGGCTACACCCCGCGAATCTCGGGCGAGGTCCACCAGATCGAATATGTGCCGGACGGCACCAATCCCTACGCCAACACGGTCGATTTCACGATTACCGGAGAAGAGACCGGCATCAATATTTGGACCGAGTCCAATATCGCCGCCGCCGCCGTGCGCGCACCGCGTCAGCCGACGCATTCACAGGTTGGCGCGGCGCTGCTCTACGCGGCCGGTGGCACGCCCCAGAGCGCACGGATCGGCCTTTTCCGCGACCGTGTGAAGATCGTGCTTGCCCAAGGGGGAAACGCCAAAACGGGCAAGTTCCATATCCTCGTCGAAGAGAAGTAAGCCAGGATGCGCGTCATCGTCATTGAAGCTCCCGCGCCGGTCGTGACGTGGGAAGATGCTGACGCGCATCTGGAGTTAAGCGGGGATGCCGCCGAGCAGCTGAAGGTTGAGGGGATGCTCGCTGCCGCCTCCGGCCATATCGACGGCCCTGACGGATGGCTGGGCCGCGCGCTCGCCCTTCAGACACTCGAAGCTCGGTTCGACAGTTCGGAAGCGGATTGCGCTCTTGTCCTACCATGCCCGCCGGTCCTCGATATCGTCAGCGTGACATATCTCGATGCTGATCGACAGGCCGTCACGGTCGATCCGAGCAACTATGAGCTGATCTATCGAAGCGTCGAGGCGATTGGACCGACGCCCTGGGCGGGTGGGCTCGAAGGCCGGGAGGCTGTGCGGGTGCGCTACCGCGCCGGCTATGTAAAGGATCCCGACGCCGATCCGATCGTCTCGACGCTGCCGGCGCCTATCCGCGCAGCGATCCTGCTGATGCTCGGCGATCTCTACGCGAATCGTGAAACGGTGGCCGTTGGCGCGTCGGCGACGCCGATTGCGATGTCGACGACGGTCGAGGCGCTGCTCGGCCCCTACCGGATATTCAGCTGATGCGCGCTGGCACGCTCGATCGCACGATCACCTTCCAGCGCCCGTCAGCCGGGCAGGAGGGCAAGTTCGGAACGACTGCCGGCCCATGGGTTGATGTCGTGACGGTCAGGGCGAACGTGCAGGACATGCTGCCGAGCCGGGCCGAGCGGATCTCCGACCAGATAGTGATCGCCAGTCGGCCGGCGCGGGTGCGGATCCGGTATCGCACCGGCCTCGATAGCTCGATGCGGATCCTGCATGGCGATCGGATCATGCAGATCATCGCCGGGCCTGCCGAGATCGGCCGGCGCGAGGCGCTGGAATTCATCGCACAGGATTATTCGACCGCCGGCGGGGCCGGCTGATGCTGACCGTGAGGGAGAATTAATATGGCCGACCTTGTCATCACTGCTGCGAACGTCCTGTCAAGCGAGGGCGGCAGCACGCGCAACGCCACCGCAGGCGAAGCGCTGACGGCCGGGAAGGTCGTCTATTCCGACCCTGACACCAGCAAGTATAAGCTCGCCGACTGTGACAGTGCCACGGCCGCCGCGCGCCTGCCCGATGGCATCGCGCTCAACGCTGCGGGCGTGGATCAGCCGGTTCGCGTGCATCGCAAGGGTCCAATCGTGATCGGCGCGGCACTGACGCCGGGGCTAGCCTATTATCTCAGCCCGACTGCCGGCGGGATCTGCCCGATCGCCGACGTCCAGGCCGGCGACTATCCGGTTTTCCTCGGCTTCGCGATCTCGGCGACCGTGCTCGATGTCGACATCAAGGCAGCTGGCGTCGCCCTGTAATCCTCAACCGAAAACGGAGATAGATGATGGATCCGAAGGGTATGAAGGCGCCCGCGAAGGCCGGCGCCGCGGCGGCCGATGGCGTGGCGGCGGTGGCGATCGTCGACTATATCGATCGCGAGACCAAGGCTTTCGTCGCCAAGGGAGCAGAACTGACGCTGACGTCGGAGCGGTTCGGCGAGCTGAAAGCCAAACGCAAGGTGGACGCCGCCTGATGTCGATCGGGTTGAAAGGCGGCCCGGAGCTGGCCGCCTTCCTCCAAGCGCTGCCCGACAAGTTGCAGCGCAATGTCGTGCGCGGCGCGATGCGGGCTGCGGCCCGCGTCGTCCAGATCGAGGCGCGGTTGAACGTGCCGATCGATACCGGGCTGACGAAGAAGGCGATCGTCATTCGCACATCGTCGCGCAAGGGCGTGATCAAGGCGACGCTGCGGGTACGTGGCAACCGCGCCTATATCGCCAATTTCATCGAGTACGGGACCGCCGCGCATCCCATCAAGGTCAAGTTCGCGAAGCGGCGGAAGCGCTGGACAGCGAAGAATCAGGACACGCCGCGCCAATCGCTGCTGATCGACGGCCGCTTCGTCGGCAAAGCCGTATTCCATCCCGGCACGCCCGCGCGGCCGTTCTTTCGGCCCGCGTTAGACAGCAAGTCGCGCGCGGCCGTCGCCGCGGCCGCCAGCTACGTCCGGTCGCGCCTGACGAAAGAGGGCTTGGCGGCCCCCGATTTCGGCGTCGCCGACGAGTTTGACGAATGAGCGGCGTCGCGGTCATCCGCGAGCTGCTGCTCGCCTCGGCCGAATATCTCGCTATGGTCTCTGCCGAGAACACGCGGGCCGGTGTGCTGCCGATCAAAACGCCGGTGCCGGCCGTGGGCGTGATGTCGATCAGCATCGTACCGCTGAACTTCCTCGCGCCCGGAAGCAGGCGGAGATTCACCGAGCGCGTACAGGTCACCGCGCTGGCGGACGATTACGTTCAGAAGGAAGAGATCCTGGCGCTGGCGCGCCGGATCTGCGCCGATCGGCTCGGAGAGTTCGCGGATGTCACCGAGGTCAGTGTGCTGCTCGACAGCGCCGGCCCCGACTTCACCTCCGATGACGGCTCGATCGTCATGCAAAGCCAAGATTTCAGCGTCGGCTACAACGTAGCGACGTAGTTCCAAGGTCGGCCCCGCACGGCATGTCCGCCCGCGCCCGCGGGCTTCATCACAAAGGAAAACGCCATGACGTTCCGCACTTCCGCGGGCACGAAGCTGTACGTGTCCGCTATCGCTCCCGGCGCATTCACGGGCGTCGGTTTCGCCGCGCTGGATTGGGCGCTGGTTGGTTTGGTCGAAAATCTCGGTAGCTTCGGCGCGCAGTTCGATCTGGTGACGTTCACGCCGCTGGCCGAGCGCGTCGTCCAGAAAAAGAAGGGCTCGGTCAACTACGGCCAGATCTCGCCGTCGATCGCGATCGACGATGAGGATGACGGGCAGGCGATTTGCGAGCCCGGCGCCGAGAGCGACAATGACTATTATTTCAAGATCGAGCTGCAGAGCGGCACGGTCTATTACATCACCGGCCAGATCATGCAGTGGATGATCAACATCGGCGCCACCAACGACGTCACCAAGGTGACGATGCCGATCGAAATCACGCGCAAGCCGGTGAAGGTCGCAGCAGCCTAATCCCGTTCCGGTCACGACCGGAAAACCGTCGCCCGTCCCGCTCGCGGGGGCGGGGCGGGCGGCATCCCCGCATCCCCCGCACAGGAAGACACATGCTGAACCTCAAGACTCGGGGCGTATCCCCGATCGCCTATTTCAATGTGCTCGGCGCCAATGGCGAGCCGCAGCTCGGCGAAGACGGCCGGCCCTGCCGGATCCGCTATCACAGCCCGGCGAGCCGGGAATATGCGGAGGCGCAGGCGATTGCGCAGAACGCCGTCGTCGACATGCTGAAGACGGACGGCAGCACATCGCAGAGCGCCGACGAGAAGCTGGAGCGTCAAGCCGAGTTCCTGGCGGCGATCACGATCGAGTTCGAAAACTGGTGCTACATCGTCGATGGCGAGGAAGCCCCGCGACCCGGCAAGGAACAGTTCCTGGCGGCGTTCCGCGATCGCAGCATCGGCTATGTCCCCGAGAAATTCCAGGCGCATGCCGCGAAGTGGGGAAACGCCTCAAAGCCCTCGCCGACGAGCTGAGCCTCTACGTCAAGCACCTCGCCTGGCTCCATGCGGTGCCGAGGATCGAGGGCGACGACAGCGACGAGCCGGGTCTCTCCCGGCTCGACCAGCTGACGAAGGAAGGAAAGCCGGTCAAACTGCCCCCGGTGACGCTGCCGGGGGTGGCGGAAACGATGTTTCGGATCGGCCCCTATGAAGCGGGCGCGATGGGTGCCTGGCCTCTGAGTTGGGGGGCTATCGTCAACTGGCAGCTCGGCACGGGCATCCAGCTGTCGAGCTGGGAATTCGAGGTCATCCATAGCCTTTCCGAAGCCTATTTCGGGATGGGCAAAGCGGCCGAGAAGATCGATTGCAAGCCGCCCTGGGGGGATGCTTCGGCGATCGAAATTCAGGTCGGGGCGGTTCTCGATCATCTGGTCGGGCTGGGCGAGGATTGAT